ACAAGTTAGCGTTCTTCAAGTTTACCAACATCAATTTGTAGGCATCAATTCCCAAGAAACAAACCAAGTCAGTTTTTTCAGCAACGGCAGCAGGGATGTTGGCGTAAACCTGATCCAAGATGTCATCGATGTTTGCAGCGGTGATTGAAGCGAATGTAGTTGGTGCAGAGTTTGCCAATACTGGAGAAGCGGCAGCAATGATTTTGTTGAAACCATCGAAACGGTTCAAGTTAGGGTTACCAGAAGCGGTATCACCTTGCCACATTGCAACTTCCAAAGTTTGTGCAATAACGGCAGCCTTTTCAGCACCTACTTGCTCTTCAAAAGGAATCATAGTTGGTGAACCAGGCATGATTTGTGTTTGCATCCACTTTGCTTCCAATGTTTTTGGGCAAAGAGTTTCTTCAACTTTCACTGCACCAACGGTGATATTACGTTGAGTGAAGGCAGTTGTACCACTTGGATTGTAACCACAACCATCGGCTTGGAAGAAAACGGTTGAAGCAAGGATGTTCAACGCAGATGCAGATTTAACACCTACTTGAACTTGGTTAGAAGATTGCAACAAGGTTGCAGTTTTGCTCCCGAAAAGAGCTTTTACCAACAAGTCAGTTGATTGTTCGTTGGTGTAATTAGCGAGTGTTCCTACTGAAAATGACATAGTTTTATTTGTTTATTGCGTTTTTGAATTTTTTAAGTGCTTCAAACTGATCATTCTTTTTGTTTGAAACTGGAGTTTTGATTGGGGTTTCGCTTGGTAAGTCAGCAACTTTCTCAATAAGATCAATTGCTTTGCTCATTGCTTCCTTGTGCTGGGTGTTAGATGCAGACAAAGCCACAACTTTTGCAGACAATTCTGCGATTGCACTTTCCAACTTTGATACAACATCATTGAAATGAGATACGGTTGCAAACTCTTCTTTGGCTTCAATCTCAATTTCAATTTCTGGTTCAACGATTTCAGTAACGATACCGTCAACAGTTGTCACCAACAAACCACCTTCAACTTCGTGAGTTGCATCAGGTGCTGGGATTGAACCTTCAGCAGTTTGAACAAAGATGGCAGTTCCTACAACCAATTCACCTTCCCATTCAACGATTGTTCCATCAGTCAAAGTGGCAGTTGCCATCTCAACTTTGATTTCTTCTTCGGAGAATCCCAGCATCGTGCGGATTTCCTTGAGTGTTTCTTTTGCGTTCATTTTGATATAAATTAGATTTTGTTTTTACTTGTTGCAATTTTACTTTCCATTCCACTTGGAAAGAATCTCTTTCATCTGCTCAATGAGTTGTTCTTCTTTGTCTTCGGGGAAATCAAAAACACCCTCAACGGAGAATCCTTTGAACTCACCTGATTTCACTTTTGCCCACACATCATCGTTGTCAATGAGATACGAAACAAACCAACTTCCATCTGCAACTTCTTCAAATCCCTTCGGTGGCATCACCCCTCTTTCACGATCTATGATGTATGATTCAAACAAACTCACGCCATTCATTATGGGTGTTTTGTGGTGTGCGTTCACGGAGTTGTACTGGTTTGACCTTGCCCATTTCTTGGCAATCTTGAAGATGGATTCCTTGTCAAACACCACATAGTATTCACCACGGATCTCATCTCTGCGATAGATGGGTAAATCCGCAATCATCGCAGCCCCAGTCACGATTCTTTTTTCCTCGTCTTGGATGGCAAATTTACTTGCTGACAATTTGCGTTCTGTCCAACGCAACATCTCTTCACCGCCCCACAACAAATATGAGATTGTTCCACAAGCGGTATCATCATCGGGGTTGTAGTATTCCTTTGCTCGTGATAGATATGAATAGATCCGTTGAACGGTGTCATCACTTATCGGTTCACCTTGAGCCAATTGTTGACCTCTCACCTTGCCCACTTGTGTTGCACACTTGTTGCCGTTCTCCTCGTTCAACCGGATACCTCTTTCGGCATTGGCTTTCGCACCTTCAGGATAATCCGTGTAACTCTCAAACTTTGACTGATACATTGAATAACAGATTGCAACGGCTTGTTCACTATCCTTGCCTTCGCCAATCAAGATTGGAATGCATCTTTGAACGAACTCTTCTTCACTCTCGTTTGGATTGGGTTCAACAAACTGCTCATTGAATGCGAGAAAATCCTTTTGAATGGCTGCGTTTTCAACGAGAGAAACAAAGTCAATGCCTGTCTCCTCGTCAAATTCGTTGATGTCTAATTTGTAAACTGGAAGTTTCATCTTATTCAAATAGCATTATCGTACAACAGATACCCTTTTTGTGTTTCCAACCCTTGCTTGTGATCGGCTGATATCACCTTCCGTTACAAATACTTTCTGCGGAAATCCCGCACCAGTTTCCGTAGGCAATGAAGATGATGTCAAATTAGGAGGATTGATTGCAATGGGGGAAGCACTCACACCACCTTGACCGCTTCCACCGGAAAGCACTTGTTTTGCCTTCGCTACATTCGCCAAAATCCTTGCCACACCTTGAGCATAATATGCAGCGGTGAACAAAGGCGTTGCAGGTCCGAGAATACCAGCGACCTTTGCAGATGCTTGAGCAGATTCCGCATTTAATCCTGAAAAAGCAATCGCACTATCAATCGCAATTTCAACCAATGCAATGCCCTTTTGAATGTTCTCTCGCTTCTTCTCTTCGTTGGTCAAGATAGTATTCAAAGAAGTCAAGCCATCAACCGTGCTTTTGGCAATTGATAATTTGGCATCTCTAATTTGTTGATCGGCTTTGAGATTTAATGCAATTCGTTTTTTGTTGTATTCTTGTTCAAATGCAAGTGTCTTTGCTGCATACAATTGGTCAATCTTTTGAATCTCCTCTTTGTTTCCTTTTGCCATTTCAACTTGTTCCGCATACCAATTTGAAAGGTTTGAAATTTGAATCAGTAATTCCTTTTCTATTCTCTTATATTCATCATCGGCATTTTGCAAATCCTTTTTTAATTTCTCATCATTAATTTGATTGTCCAAATCTTGCAAACGCTTTGCGTGTGATTTGCGTCTTTCTTCGGCTTCTTTCTGTTTGTCTTGTTCGTATTTTTTCTCTTCAGCATCAATGACTTTTTTCTTCACGGTCAATTCAGCATACAAACGAGCTTCTTCAGCAACTTCTTCTTCAGTCAATTTCACTCCCTCACTTCTGCGTTTTTTAATTAGATTCAATTCGTTTTCTACAATCTTTTTGCGGAGTTCAAAAATCTCGGTTTGCTTGTCTCCTTGTGCAGATAGAATATCAATTTGACCTTGCAATTCAGCATTGGTGACTTCAATTGATTTCTTGAATGCTTTGTAGTTTCTTTCGGCTTGTGAAGTTACTCCGATGAAATCTGTAAACTGCTGAACCAAATTACCTACAATTGCGGAAACGGTTTTCAATCCGGGAATTGCATTGGTTATTGCAGCACTCAATTTCTCAAAGTTTCCGACAACATAACCCAAAGCAACTGCCAACAAACCTATCCCAGTTGCCGTGATTGCACCTCTTAAGGTAGTGAATGCGTTTACAACCTTGCCTTTGATTGTACTTGCCAACGCCCCAAATTGTTGTTGAACCTTGCCAAGACCTTCCAAGCCTTCAGCCAATGCCATTGCACCTTGCAACTTGACCAATGTCTTCTCCAGTTCCTCGGATTGGTTGCCAAACAATGCAACTGCACCTTGTGCTGCTTGGAATCCACGAGCTACACCTTGAACAACCGTGTTGATTTGTGCAAACTTATCAGGGTTTAATGCTGCCACACGATCATTGAAATCCTCCATCATATCTCGTGCTTCAGCAAGTGCTTGTTCAGCCCTTCTCGCTTCAGGTGAGAATGCACCGAATTCCTTTACTGCTCTTTGTGCTTCAAGAGATAGTTGTTTGATTTCTGACTTGATAGAGCCAAATGAAGGTTTTTTGACCGTTAAGTCAATCGCTGCTGTTATTGCCATTATTTTTCTGCTATTATAAAGTAATCCACGCCATCCGTTTCAAAGATGTGTGATGCCCAATGTTGATTGATCGAATGTGTATCCGCACCGTCAATCTTTGCCGTTCCAGTTGTATCAACGGTGATGGTATGTGCGGAAGTTAATTTTTTGACTGCAAATTGTTTACCGCTTAAACCCGTTGGATCAGGCAAGGTGATTGTCTTGTTTCCACTTGTGGTATCAACCAAAAACAATCTATCGTCTTTTGTTGCCGTTGTGTTTGCCGTTACCGTCTTGACCGAACCACCACTCAAAAAGGATGGATACATCTCGTAGTTACCGACATAGAGTGTATTGGGTTTGATGACTGCAAAATCCTCACACAATATCGCAGCACTCCCATCCGTTCCTGCTTGGAATGTCGTGTTTGTAGATACCACGCAAAATGAATCCTTTGCATTGTTGTTTTGAACTACACCATCTCCTTGAACCAATCCTCCACCACCTTGTGAAATACCAACAGTCACTCCTTTGATCCCCGGCTTGAATGGTCTGTTTCCACCCGGATATGTATCACCATAGGTTTCACCTTGCTGACCTTGTCCAGTTCCAGCACCAATGGTCTTTTGTGTAATAGTTGCTGGTTGAATGAATTGAGCCAATAAGAACTCACACAAATACACACCATCTTCACTTGGATTGTAATCCTCAATTTTGTTCAATCTCCAATACTGACCTTCAAAAAAGTAAGCATCAGCAAAAGACAAGTTCAACCAATCCTTTGGCGTAATTCTAAAGTATCCCCTAAACAACTTGGAATTGCTTCCAGTTATCTCCGACAAAAACCGATAATAGAAATTATTGACAAGGTTTGAATTGGTGTATTTGTAACCAGCACCGATTCCGATTTCTTTCGGCATCCCAAAGAGAATGTCAAAAGTTGGATTGGTGATTGAATCGTAGTGCAATGTCAATGGCAATGAATAACGGTTTGCGTAATTCAAACCAACACCAGCATATTGAGACCATAACCTCCAATTCACACCAGTAACCAAACCACTATAGTACAGGATCCTCAAATCACCATCCTGATTGTTCGGCATATACGACAAGACAAAATTCTTTTGCGAGTTGTATGACCTTACTTGAGTTGGGGAGAATGCAATCTCAATCTTCTTTTCATTCTTGATGAATTGGTTGTCTACCTTGTATGTTCGTGAACCGTAGTTTGATTGGTAGTTTTCTTGATAAGTGACATTCGCATCATCCTTTCCTTCCTTGTAGGTGAACACATATGGGTTTGCTTCAAGTTCTCCCATTGGCACAATTTCCACACTTTGTGAATAATCCAACTTTGCCGTCCAATCAATTTGACTGCCGTTGTAGAATTCATCACGAGGAACAAT